TTTGAAAGGTTTAAAATGTCAGATATCTTTTCTTTTCGTTTGTCAGATGATTTTATAAATAAATATTCAACAATGGTAGCTCCTTTTGGTTTTACAGATGCAGGATCTAATTCATTAGGTGAGATTACATTTATAAGAACATATTCACGGATGAAAGACGACGGAACAAAAGAAAGATGGCACGAAGTCTGTAAGCGTGTAATTGAGGGTATGTACTCAGTTCAAAAAAACCATGCTAAAGAAAATAGACTTCCATGGAATGATAATAAAGCACAAAAATCTGCCCAAGAAGCATTTCAAAGAATGTTTGAATTAAAATGGACTCCTCCAGGTCGTGGAATGTGGACATTTGGAACTCCAATGACAATGGAAAAACGTAACTCAGCTGCCCTACAAAACTGTGCAATGGTATCCACTAGGGACATTGATCGTAATGACCCAGGAGCACTCTTCTCATGGGTTATGGACGCCCTTATGCTGGGTATTGGAGTAGGTTTTGATACATTAGGTCAGGACAAAGAAATGCTTATCTATGCCCCTACAGAGCCCGTTAATACCTATGTTATTCCTGATACCCGTGAAGGATGGGTAGAGTCAGTTCGTATGTTATTAAACTCTTACCTTCGTCAAAATCAAAATATTCAAAAGTTTGATTATTCTGAGATTCGTCCATTGGGTGCACCAATTAAAGGTTTTGGAGGTGTGGCATCTGGACCACAACCATTAATTGATTTACATAATAGAATTGATAAAGTAATTGGTGGAAGAACTGGGGATCTTCTTGATTCACGTGCAATTACAGATATAGTAAATCTTATTGGAACATGTGTTGTTTCTGGAAATGTTCGTCGTTCTGCAACACTTGCTTTAGGTACTCCAAAAGATAAAAACTTTATTAACCTTAAAAATCCAGAGGTATTTCCAGAACGTAACTCTTATGATTCAGAAAACCCAGGTTGGGCATGGATGAGTAACAATTCAATTGCTGCTGAGGTTGGAACAAAATATGAAGATTATGTAAATTTAATTGCAGACAACGGTGAACCAGGATTTATCTGGTTAGATGTTGCTCGTAACTTTGGTCGTCTTGCAGATCCAGCAGATGGAAAAGATTATCGTGTAATGGGTTTTAATCCTTGTGCTGAACAGCCACTAGAAAGTTATGAGTTGTGTACTCTTGTAGAGGTACACCTTAATCGCCATGACTCCAAGGAAGACTTTTTAAAGACATTAAAGTTTGCATATCTTTATGGAAAGACTGTAACCCTTCTTCCAACACATTGGCAGATTACTAATGGAATTATGCAACGTAATCGTCGTATTGGAACATCTCTTACTGGAATTGCATCTTTTGCAGATCAAAATGGATTACCAGTAACTCGTGAATGGATGGATGAAGGTTATAAAAAGATTCGTAGTTATGATAAACAATACTCAGAATGGCTGTGTGTTCGTGAATCAATTCGTGTAACTACTGTAAAACCTTCTGGGTCAGTTTCACTTCTTTCTGGTGCTACCCCTGGAGTTCACTGGGGACCAGGTGGTCAATTTTATTTAAGAGCTATTCGTTTTGGAAATACTGACCCAATGATGCATTTATTTAGAGCAGCAGGGTATAAAATTGAAAAAGACCTTGTTTCTGCAAATACTGAAGTAGTATATTTCCCAGTAGCATCAGGACATCAACGATCAGAAAAACAAGTAAGTCTGTTTGAAAAAATTGGATTAGCTGCAACTGCTCAGAAATACTGGTCAGATAACGGAGTTTCAGTTACATTGTCGTTTGATAAAGAAGAAGAAACAAAGTTTATTGCTCCAGCACTTCATATGTATGAGGGTCAACTTAAGGCAGTTTCATTTCTTCCTATGGGAAATAAGACATATCCACAACAGCCCTATACAGAGATTACAAAAGAAGAATATAACGCATATGTTGGGACAATTGGAAAAATTGATTGGTCTGCTATTTATGATGGTATTGATAATCTTGAAGCTCAAGGTGAGTCTTACTGTTCAACAGATGCATGCGAAATTAAGCTATATTAAAATTCATGATGAAAAAAATAGCAGTTATTGGTTTAGGTACAGCAGGAATTCAGTCTTTAGCACATTTTCTTTCTTATCTAAACAATGATTGGGAGGTTGTATCAATATCTGATCCTAATATTTCTATTTTTGGAATTGGAGAAAGTACTTTTCCTACATTTGTTAATGCCATAAGTTCTGGAACAAATTTTTGCATGTATGACGAATTAGTTGGAGGAAGTCTAGATGCAACAGTTAAATATGGAACAATGTATGAAAAATGGCGTAATAAAAATTTTATAAATCCATTAATAGGTTCTGCTGTTGCTATTCATATAGATACATTTAAATTAAAAGAATGGGCAATAAAAGAGTTTTTTGAAAAATGGGGAAACAAATTTAAGGTTATAGAAGGAAATGTCAAAGAAATAAAAACAGTTGAAAATAAAGCAATAGCCGTAGTAGATGGTTTATCTTATGAGTTTGATTATATAATGGATTGTTCTGGAAAACCAAAAAACTTTAATGATTATGATTTATTAAACTCAACAACAAATTCATGCCTTGTTCACAATATAAAAAATGGATCTAATTTTCTTCACACAAAACACGTTGCAACACCAGACGGATGGATGTTTGTAATACCACTAAAAAGCAGAACGTCGTATGGGTATTTATATAATAGCGACATTACAAGCAAAGAAGCAGCAAAAATAAACTTTGCTAAAGAAATAAATGTATTAGTAAATGACTTAGACAATATTGAGTTTTCTTTTAAATCATATATTTCTAAAAATGTAATACAAGGAAAAGTAATAAAAAATGGAAATAATGCTTTATTTTTAGAACCAATGTTTGCCAATTCACTATTTTTGTATGATATTGTTAATAAATTGTTAATGGATGAAATTAATCAAAAACCAAATTTAAACATTAATGAGGAATTTCATAAAAATGTAAAGTCTGTTTCAGATATGATTTACTATATGTATCATGGCGGATCTACATATGAGACACCATTTTGGGACTGGATAGTTAAAGAATCTAAAGAAGTTTTAAACAATAGTGAAGCTTTTGAAAAAGCCAAAAAAATGTCAGACCACTATAGAAGCGTTGGTGGAGAAGACTTAACTAGTTGGGTATTTGAAGCAAAAAATTTATCAGCCATTGATACTGGTATGGGATATACAAATTTTAATAAAGGACGGAATATTTGATATTTTATGTCTTGTTCCTGCTATAATTAAAGCCAAGGAGAAAAATGTCTAACCCATCCAATTTATATGCAGAAAAAATATATTCTGAGCATCCACTGGTTTTGTGGGCACTAGATGATAGCCTTGACTATAAAAGTTTAATTTCCGAAGCACAACGTAATCTTACAACATTATGGACACCAACAAGTGCTACTCTTGCATCATCTTCTGAAAACTTAAAAGAACCATTTGCTAGTAGTCATTTAACAAGAGTTAGGGTAAATGTTCCTGTTTCAGAAACTCTTGAAGCATCAATAATCAGTCCTAATATACTAAATATAAATACACTTGAAGATCTTGGAACTTTTACAGTAGGAACATATTTTTATTCCAACAGTATTTTTTTACAAAGCGTTTCTATAGGTTATGAATATACAGATCCAAATACATCTACAGTAGTTCAAAATTTAAAAACTTTTAATAGTACTTTGTATCAAAAATGGGGATTTATTTCTGAAACTTTTGAAATACCAAATGTATCAGCACAACTAAGACTTGTTTTTAAAATAAAGATACTTGAAGGATCTTCAAGTTCAATTGATAATGAGTTTTATTTTAATGGAATTACTTTGGGTCAATGGAATGAAGAGTTTAATACGTATTCTTTAAATGGAATATCTGAAACTACAGTTCCATCAGATATAAGCATCTATGGTGGTTTAAATGCCGTAGAAGCTCAAGCATACGGAATTGCGGAAGACTCTGGTTACTATATTACAGAAGGTGGAATGAAGTGTAAGAATATAGGAATTCCTTTGGTATATGGTGCAAGCGGAACAACAAACATAAAACCTAACACAGATGCCTCTTTAATAGTTCCAGGTAAAGGATTCTTAAATAAAAAAGGTCAATATAACGATTATACTATTGAGTTTTGGGCAAGAGTTGCAGTAAACACATTATCTCCATTTAAAATATTTGGACCAATTTCATCTGATGATGGCCTATATGTTGAGGATGGGTTTTTAACTTTAGTTATTGGTGATCAATTTGCCTCTCATTTTGTTGGTGAATGGTTTAGACCAATGCTAATTCATATTCGTTTAATTAGAAATTCAGCATCACTATTGGTAAATGGGGAAGAAGTTTTGTCTTTGTCTTTAGACACCAATAATCTTAATCTGCCAGACGAAATTGATAATAGTGGAAATAATCAAGATTGGCTAGGATTTTATGCAAGTAACAATGTATATCCTTTTGAAATTGATTGTGTTGCTATTTATTCTTATCAGGTTCCAGTAACAGTAGCAAAGCGTAGATGGGTGTATGGACAAGGAGTTGTGTCTCCAGAAGGACTTAACTCAGCGTATGGAGGAACAACTGCGTTTATAGATTATTCATTTGCCGACTATACTGCAAATTATAACTATCCAGATTTTGCACAATGGAATCAAGGAAGTTTTGATAATTTAATAACAACCACAACTAGTCTAAAAACTCCAGATTACACCTTGCCTGAAATATTTTTAGATGGAAAAACAATAAAAGATTTGTATGAGGATAATCAAGACATACAGGATAACGAGTCTGGACCATTTGTTGAAAATAACTTTTTATCATTTAGACCAAACAATAGCTGGAATTCTAAAAATACTTATATTAATTTTGACAAGTTTAATATTTTAGGAAATCAAGTTGATAGTTTTTACGGTGTTTTTAGCTGTAGCAATCTTTCTTCTGAAGAATTATTGTTTAAAATATACAATCCAATAACCAAAGATTATTTTTCTGTTATCAAAGATGCTGATGAAATTAAATACTCTTTAACTTATAGCGGAAATACTGAACTACTTTTTACATCAAATCAAATAACAGCAAACACTATTTTTTCAGTAGGATTTAATCTAAGAGATTTATCTAATAATTTTGGTAAAAATGTAAACTCTTTTTTTGGAAATCAAAACTTATTGAAAATGTATGTTGGTGGTGATGATTCTGGACAGTATGCATTTACTGGAAGAATTTATTCTCTTGGCTTATGTAGTGCAATAAATCATTCTAAGATATCAGATAGTTTTAGTCAAAATGGAATTGTTGTTCTAGAAGATGGATTAACAATGATTGATCATACAGCAAGCTATACTCTTTTGCCATCTGAAGCGTATCAAAAATATTTTTTAGATATTGGAGTTTCTGGCTACTGGCAAGATTACCTACCTCTTTCTTATTTTGGACAATTTGTAAAAAATAAAAATAATGAAGAATATTACGATTTAGATTTTTTACAATTTAATTTAGGGTATCCAACAACAACAACATTAGTTGAGGAGTCTGGAGCTACTGGGTATTATTATGATACATCTGGATCACAAATAAAAAGCTATGTAACCTTCCAATATATTGCTGATGGGGCAAACATTCCAACATCTTTTGAGAATGAACAAACACTAAATGAATATAAAGTTCTTGATATTAATGATTACGAAAACTGGAAAACAACCAGATTTGAAGTTTTAAACAACACATTAATTTATCCAATTAAAACAGAAGACTTTAACGACCTTGCCATTGTGTATAGTCTTGAATTCAATAGTCGTGGAATTTTAACAAAACCAATAAGTTTAAGCAAGTTGCAGTTAGCTTCACAGGTTTTTAATAATAATTCTTCTAACCCAGTAGGAACAGGATTTGGAGTAGATTTATTTCCATATAAGAAAAACGGTATATATTTTGACTATAAATCTAAAAATCCTTTTAGTATTTATAAAGAAAGTACTCCATATCTACATTTAACTAATACCTCAGGAATAGAAATACGTGGAGAACTAAATATTTTAGAAAATCGTGGTTTATCTTTGCCAATCAACAAAGAGCTAGCAAGTTTTTATAAAGTAAGTGCTATGCAATTGTGGTTAAAATACGACCAAGATATATTTCCAGAAACAGCAACAGAAATATTTGAAATTAATTATAAAGAAGGTACATTAAAATTTTATATTCAAGCAAACAGTCTTGACCTAAATAGAGGAAGGGTATTTGTTTTAAATGAAAACGGAGTTCAATATAATGGTGTTTCATTTTATTTAAATGGCACTCTTGTAAGAGAGCCAGTACTATCACTTAAAGAGTGGTCTTCTATCGGTATATCATTTTTAACCTCTTTAAACTGTAGCTCTTATTTAGGAAGTTTAAATATTACGGGGCAGGCACTATTTAATAACATTGCGTATTATCAAGCAAGCAGTTTACAGGAAGTTGAAAGCACTACTTTTAGGTCATGGTTTCAAGTTTTAACAGACGGGTTCACAACGCTAGACTGGCAATTCTGGAATAATAATTTTACTTGGGAAGGAATGTTGGTTTTAGGGTCATCAGAGTTCTATGGAATTAACCCATTAGATATTTATAAAACATACATCGGAACTAATAAAATTATTATTGATGATGGAGAAGGATTAATATACCAGCCTGAAGAACTAAAGGTATATACAGAAATAGAATGGTCAAGTACTGTCAATACACCTGTATAGTCTGATATACTTATGGTTATGGAATCGTTAATAAACCCAAAAACTGGTAAACCCTATGTAAAAAATGTTCGTCGTAAGGTCATTGAAAAGCATTATGACTGGGGTCTTTATGTCTATAAAAAGTCAAATGGCAAGTGGTTTACAGACGATGAAGGGTCAATTTTAAATATACCATCTGATCGTGGAGATCTTTCAAAGATTTCTGAACTTAAAAACGCTGCAATTTCATACGGAGACGATGGAGAAGGAAGCGCAGTATTTGTTCCTGGATTGCATAGAATTAGTGAAGAAGAGTATTCAGAACAAAAAGAAAGAATGAGAGAAGGCTTAATTCCTTCAATGAATGATTTAGGTGCTTGGCATGCAGCACAACAAACATTAGACAAACATGGAAAGAGCGCTGTTGATGAGTGACAAAGAAGAATATGTTCGTGCTGGGTTAAATACTCAAGATAAAGAAGAAAATGCTTTTAAGCATCAAGACCCATTTAATAAAAGTTGGGACGACTTAAAGGATTATGTAGGATTAGATCAAAACTTTCGTCGTAGAACAACTCGTAATTTATCAAAATATATTAGTCCAGAAACAAATCAGGCATATTTAAATGCAGCAAATGTTACACCTTCTGGAGTAGACGCAAGTTCAAAGCAAATTAACCCTGGAACCGTATATAGAAATGGTTATGGACTATTTGATGTAATTACTCCTCCATACAACATGTATGAACTAGCAAACTTTTATGACACATCATTTGCTAATCATGCTGCTATTGATGCTAAAGTAGAAAACGTAGTTGGTCTTGGCTACCGCTTTGATATTGCAGATAGAACAATGTTAAGGTTTGAAATGAATGATGATCAGGCAGCCGTAGATCGTGCTCGTAATCGTATAGAAAGAGCAAAGATTCAGCTTCGTGATTGGGTAGAAAGTTTAAACGATGATGATAGTTTTACAAAAACTATGGAAAAAGTTTATACAGATCTTCAAGCAACTGGAAATGGCTTTATTGAAGTAGGTAGAACGGTAGCTGGAGATATTGGATACGTTGGACACATTCCAGCAACGACTGTTCGTGTACGTCGTTTACGTGATGGGTTTATTCAAATTATTGGTCAAAAGGTAGTTTACTTTAGAAATTTTGGAGCAAAAAATCAAAATCCAATGGGTACAGATCCAAGGCCAAATGAAATTATTCACATTAAAGAATACTCTCCTTTAAATACATTTTATGGTATTCCAGATATCATTGCAGCAATGCCTTCTTTAATTGGAGATCAATTAGCATCTCAATATAATATTGATTATTTTGAAAATAAAGCTGTTCCAAGATATGTAGTAACACTAAAGGGTGCAAAACTATCAGGTGACGCAGAAGATAAAATGTTTAGATTTTTACAAACTGGACTTAAAGCTCAATCGCATAGAACACTTTATATACCACTTCCTGGAGATAGTGATGGGAACAAGGTTGAGTTTAAGATGGAGCCAATTGAAAATGGTATACAAGATGGATCATTTAAAGAGTATCGCAAACAAAATCGTGATGACATTTTAATTGCTCACCAAGTTCCTATTTCAAAATTAGGTGGTGCAGATTCTGGAGGAACTGCAGCAGCACTTTCTCAAGATCGCACATTTAAAGAGCAAGTATCTCGTCCAGCACAAAGACATCTAGAAAAAATTATAAGTAAAATTATTAGAGAAAAAACAGATATTCTTGAGCTTAGGTTTAATGAACTTACGCTTACCGATGAAATTGCTCAATCACAGATTCTTGAAAGATATGTCAAGACACAGGTGATGACTCCAAATGAAGCACGTGAAAAGTTAGACTTGCCACAAAGAGCAGATGGGGATGATCCATTTGTTATGTCTCCAAGACAGGCAACTGATGCTAGAGCAAATTTAGCAGGGAACCGTGAAAGAGATTCAGAAAGAACAAATAACAACTCTGACTCTCCAACTACAATATCTGGACGTAATCCACAAGGTGAAGGAAGATCGTCTCAATAGTTGAGAAAACCCCATAAAGTAGTGATATAATTATAACGTTATGGTAACAAATAAAGCTCATTGGGAAACTAAAGGTGACAGTGTTC